CCTGTTACACGAAAGCCTGTTACGCCTAATGATTTAGGACTTGCAAAGATAGGATGGTACTCGCCATCTGTGATTACCTTGCTTGATAAGTCGGCCCAGACAGCATCGTTTTTCAAAGCTTCTATTTTTACGTTTGTTGAAGTAGTCGCAAAGTATGCGCCCGTTAAAACAGGCAAGCCTTCGGAGTTAAGCCCAGAAAAGTCTACAGAAAGATCGCAAAAGCCACCGTCTGCGCTAAAGGTTATTTTTGCAGCGTTTGAACCGTTAAACCCAGCACTTGCAACTTGTGCAACACTTGCATCTGTACACGTCCATTCTGATATCCCCTCTTCAAACCCAGGGTCAAGAATAAACTCCGTTAAGTCAGCTCCACCAGCCCCAGCGATAGGACCCCACTCGTCCGTGTAACCCTCAAAGGTCACGTCGTCTGAATTGTAGCGAATCATGCCAGCAACAGGGGATGAAGGTCTTTGTGCAACAGTTCCGCTGGGAAGTAATACATATCCAGTAGAGCTGAATTCTAGGTTGTTTAAAAATTCTATAAAGTCGTTGTCTTGTGTTGACGCGGTATCAAATTTTATATTTCTCCCTGTCCCGCTTATGAAGGCATGAGCGTCTTGAATAAGGAGAATCAAAAGGCTTGCTATAATTAGTTTCGTGAAGTTTCGATCCATCTTGTTAACCCCTCGGAGTATCTAAAAGTAATTGATGTATATTTCTTAATTTCTATTGAACCATTTAATAAAGCGTAGTCTTCGGTATCATCAAGCGCTGGATTCTCAAGCTTGATATAGTCAGTATCACTCGTGCCAAGAAGTGTTATCTCTATACCACCAGAAAATGCCTTGCTCCCAAAAACAAGACCACTAAGCACAACCTCGCCGCCCGACGATTTCACAAGCCTAAGCTGCCTTCCCACGCCTACAATGGAATCAATTTCGCCACCAGCACCAATCGTCTGCTCGGCATACTCTTCTGTTCGTGAAGTATTGACGGTCTCTTGTAAGTTAAGAATCTCGTCGCCGCTAGAAAGGTTTGATAGAGTGATCTTTGATTCAACCGTACTATCTGTCGTCTTTGAAACATAAGCAGCGTTCGTGACCTCTGCGTTAACTGGCTGGCCGTTCGTTACACTCATGATAAAATCCTTTCTCTAAATCTTAATCGACCAGTATCGTAAATACCAGGGATGCCGTCGGATTCTCTTAACCGGAACGCGGTGCCTGAACTAGAAGCAGACGTTGATTCCAAAACCACTTGCCTGAAATCGTCTCGGTCATTGACGTTGGGCATAAACTCTAAGACGGCTTTAGTTGTGGCGTACTCTAAGAAGCTAATTAAATCTTCCACCGCCGTGTCATTATTGTTTGCAAAAGATAATTTTCTGTTGCTTTGGTATCTAATGTTGCATGTCATGAACTTATTTCTACCAAAAGTTACTGACTCCACTCTTCCCGATGCTGTCGTATTGACAAGAGCATTTACGCTTTCCTGGTCCCTTTCAAAGTCGTTATAATCTTGAAGAGTAACAGTAGGGGAATACTCAAAGCCCGAGGCCGTACCAGTATATTCCGTTGCACCTGTTTGATCAGTGCTGAAACCCAGTAAAGAAAAAACGTCCTGTGAGCTTACACCTGTTACAGGCAACAAGGAAAAAATAGCGTCCGAGCTTATTGTGATCTGTCTGCTTGATCTATCGACAGTGGAAGTATAGGTGTTGTCGCCTGCGAGGTTTAGCGTCCTTGCAACCTCGGCAGCAAAACCTGTAAGGGAGTATGACCCTACTCTTAAGTTTGCGCTCAAAGGCCCCCCGGCTTCCTGGAAGTCTATAGCGCGATTTGTTTGTGTTACGGTATGCCCGTAATACCAAACTGATTTATTAAATATTGTCATGCAAACCTCGCATTAGCTAGTGAAGTTGCCTCGTCACCAAACGTGTTGTTAAGTAGCTCCACTATACGCGAACCTGTTTCCTCAGAATCAAAAACGTCTCCGTTTACTATGAGCTGATTAACTTTCGATTGTTGCCTTTCTTCAGTGTCTGCAAAGTCCAAAGAATCGCTTACGGGCTTATTAGGTTGAGAGGTGAAATTACCACCGCCGCTAGAAGTCCCGACAGGATTGCTTGAACCACCACCAAACGACGAACTAAAAGCTTTCAGCGCGCCCCCTACGGCAATTAAGGCCGCACCAAAGACAAGGCCTGAGATGCCAAAATCTGCAAGCATTGCTCTCAGTCCAAGAATAGCTTGTGATGCTGCAACGACTGTGGTCCCTATTGAGATTGCAAGGTCGCCAAGTGCGTTCAGGACTAGCCCTAAAAAAGCTTTAAACCCTTCACCTGCCCCTGCAAGAGATTTTCCTAGAAAGGCAAAAGAGGTTGCAAGAGTGTTTACTAATCCATTTTCTAGTGCTTGAGCTATTTTATTTGTTTCTTTTTGGGTGGTGCTACTCAAGCCGGAAAGCTCCGACTTCACCGACTCGGACAACTCTGAAAATCTAGATTTAATATTTTCAATATTTTCTAGGCTTAATACATCAAACAGGCCATCCAAAGGGCCTTCGCCCTCTTCATCTCCAAGCTGCCCGCCTGTCAAATCTTGAAATGTCGCTCTCAAAGACTCAGTAAAGCTTTCCGCTCTTGATATTGTTTCACCTGAAAAAAGTTCGTTAAGTGATGCTTTAGTCTCGTTGGCGCTTTCAGTAAGGGCCACGCGAACAGCTTTTGCCGTCTCGTCCGATATTAAACCAAACGCTGACAGGCTTGCAGTTATGCCATTAGTAATAGAAAGCAGCCCAGTTTGCAGTGAACCAAAAGCTATCTGCCCTACTTTCGCCAATGTTTTTAATGTAGTCCCAAGTATGTTAACGCCCTCTGCGGCCGTGCCTATTTGTTTTGCGAATAGTTGAACTCCTGAATTGTTTGCGATTTGCTTTCCTAAAATTCTTAATCCATTAAAGATGATCTGCAACTGCTCAGCGAAAGCTGACAATGATGAAGCGAATAGATCACCAAGCCCCCCGGCCGAACCTTTTAAGAATTCGCTAGCGATAGCAACTCCCTGCCCAACAGCTATAATAACTGCCCTGAATGTTTTCGATTGCGTTATTGTAGCGCCGATCGCCTCAAAGAAATCACCAATATTGTTTTTCAATCCTATGATAGCGCCGCTAAAAGTTTGTGCTTGTTGTGTTGCAAAGCCTTTATATTGATCACCAATAATTTTAATCGCCGCTCCGTTTTTCAATTGCTCGCTTGTTAAATCTTTTATTTCTGGAATAACCTCGCCAAGCTCGCCTGCAAAACCACCAAGGGACTTTGATAATTGACGAACAGATTCATCTAGGCCTTTGCCTTGCGCCGCTGACAAGTCTAGTGCTGCCTTAACAAGCTCCTTAGATTGCTCGGCCGTCGCCCCGAAAGATTGAGCTATCGCAAGTTGTTGAAGGATAACCTCGTCGCCTGCGGTGGTAACAGATTGCAGGGACGATGCGAAGTTTTGAATTTCTGTCGAAGTCTCTTTAGAAAATTCGCCGATTCGCTGTAGGGATACTTCAAGATTCCTAATTGCGTCCTCTTGTTTTGAAGAGAAGACTGTGGCTACACCCAGAACACCAAGGGCCCCTGCGGCCACCGCCGCTGCTTTTTTTACACCGTCAAGTGCAAGTGAAATACCTTTTGAACCGGCCTTTATTCCTTTTTTTGCATTGCTTGCAAACTTCTCAGAGAAGGCTTCGCCCGTCCGTTCACCGGCAACTGTCCCGGCCTTCACTGCGCCCTTTGTAATAAGGGCCGTTGTTTTTTTGCCGTCTATGTCTAGTGTGATTTCAATGCTAGGCGTGGCCATCCGATAACTCCTCAATTAAATCATCCATGCTTAGCACTTTCCGTGGCATGTAGTTTGCGATACTGCGATCTAGCGCTTCTATTCTATCCCTCCTGGAAGCGTCTTTTTGGTGCGGATGATCTGCTATTGACATTTGAGACTTGTATTCTCTTGCCTTTAATATAGACATTGCCGCATACCACTTTTCAAACTCTGACCTAGGCATATTAAATATTCTAATCGGGTCCGAGCTGAAAAAGTCAGCAACTTCAAACAAGCACAACTCGGACTCAGTTACTTTCCCTGGTTATTAAAGGCCCCAGCTATTCTAAACAAAGGCTCAATTGGCAACTCGTCTGCAACTTCTTTAGGTAAACCCATTGAAGTGACAACCTCTATGCCTACTTTGGCCATGTCTTCAATCTGTTCGGCCGTCAACTTTTTCTCATTAATCCCGATGAAGCGTCCAAGCAATGCAACCATTCTGGCATTGGGTTCGCTTATCTCGTAAACTTCACCGTTTATCTTAATGTCCTTCTTTTTAAAATTAAATTCCATCCAATACTCCCTTTTAGTAGTTATGCATCAACAGTAGCTTTTTCCGTCCATGGTCCAATGGCATACAAGTTGATTTTTTGTTTGTATCTGTCGTCAACGTAACCGGTAAACGTTGTTGAAATCTGCTGTAGTGCTGAACCGTCAAAGTTAAGCGAGTTAGGTTTTGGAGCTGAAGACCAAAGAACTAAATCCCTGGAGTAGTCAGTAAGCGCCAATCTCTGAGGGTGAACAACCAACTGGCCACCGATAACAGACAAGTCTTGAAAAAGCTTCGACTCGCCACCACCAATTAAATAATTGTCAGATGTATCTTGTAGCTCATCGCCAATTACTGCAAACAACGCTCTAAGTTTTGACGTGTCTAGCTCAACAAAGTTTGCCGTAACCTCTGCTGTTTGACCTTGATAAATCTGAGCATTGATAATTGAGCCGGTTTGGTTTGTAGTCACATCACCGGTTTCAGTGCCAAGCGCCAACTCTATGCCATCCGCGGTTTTTCCAAGAGCGCCACCAATACCTACTGTTTCAACAGCAAGAGTGAAGCCTGTAGCACCTGAATCCGTTTCGGCCGTAATTGCACCACCAAAACGATTCCCGATTTCAACCTTGCTCGGGCTGCCGACTTTTACCGCGGCCCTGAAATCATCTGTGGCAAGCGCTTCTATTGCCGTTTCAAGAGCAGTGGCAACGGCCTCTGCCGTGTCGTCGGTGTTAATTGCAACTTCAATTCCTGTCTTGCCTGCCACGACTGGTTCAGTTCCTGCCCCGGTATTAAACCAAACGAAGTATTGAGTTTCATTTTCAAAACTTGGGTCTTGTGAATTAAGATCGAAGTAAGTCTCGTTTAAGTTATCTGAACTATCTGCAACCGTTACGATTGAGCGGCAATGCTCTCTGCCAAACCGTACCAATCCGGCTTCGAAAAAGAATTTTTGTGTTTTGCAAACCATTTTAACCATCCTTGTTGTTTATAAAAATGTTACCATTTAAGTACTGCTTGTCTAGCAATGAATAACGAACTCCGCTGCTATAATTATTTTCGTCCATCGCTCGTTATCAAGGACCGGTTCAGGCGTCGCCGTTGTTACCGATACGCTTGCGTAAGCTTCGGGCATGTTTATCCTGTTGTTTATTTTTGTGGCTATGTCTAAAGCGCTGTTCAATATATCATCATGCGAAAAAATAGGGTCAGTCCCGCCACGCTTACCGATTTCTATTTCCACCGGAAAAGTAATTTCTGAAAAACCTTGTAAAAGATTAAAGGCAACAGGTTCAAAAGATATGTAATAAGACTCGTCGTATCTCATCGCCCCCACCGTGTCAGGTGTATGAGGGTTCTGAGACTGAACCGCCTTTGGGATAACCTCTCTGATCCGGGCCTTTATAAAGTCCCTTATGTCGCTAGGTCTGCTCATCGCCTGACCATCAACGTAGAAAGCCTATCTTGTTTCGTATCAACTACACCATCGCCGTTCTTGTCCAGCCTTAGTGTTGCTCGACCTCTGGCCGAATTCATTAGGCCTTTATATTCATCTGCTTTGAATGAAAAGAAGTCCTCGGTTGATACTATCTTTTGTGTATATATCATGTGAAGAGTTAAGAACCTTGACCAATGCACAAATTCCTCAACGTCTACAATTTCGTCTTTAGTAAACCTGGTCTCGTCGTTTTTCCAGATTCTATTCTCATCAAGGAACGCTAGTATCCTTCGCTGCGATTCCCGGTGAGCATATAAATAACTTGTCTTTCCCTCTGGGAGATATCTCATAACGTCGGGCTCGGCCTCTACTATGTCTTTATCTTTACTGAAAAGAGCGTCGCTTTCCTCTGTTAACACCGTGATAGTTTCAGAGGTTACTTTAGTGACATCCGCAATATCGGTTATTCTTAAAGTGATCTCTTTTTCTCCGTCCGTCTCATATAAATAGTCTAGATACCAAAGTTGAAAGTCTCCTGACTCGTAAACAGAAACATATTGAGGGTCACCAAGCCCATCATTCTCAGGCGAGATTTCTACATCTTTCACGTTTGCAATATCTCGATAGATAGACTTTCTTGCATCAAGCCTGGTCGCATCTTTTACTTGGAGTGTTTTTTCTACGCTTAGGTTTGGGAAAATCATTACCACTCCTCGGTCAGGTTTAAAGTTGCAACGATAACCGTTCCGGTGCCGGACACGGTCCTTGCCACCAATGTGATTATCTTGTCGTCAACCAGATCAAAAGTAGTAGACCCATCGCTGCCTAGTTCAGCACGACTCCCTTGTCCACCAATGACCGGTTCCAGCGGTCCTATCGAGACTCCACCAGAGATTGCAGTCGCGCTATTGTCTGCTTCAAGCGCAGTCTCAGACGCTGTCATATTGCTTGGCGTTTTAAAGTTTGTCCCGGTCAATACTCCATCAAAAAGATAGCCAAAAATTAAATCGTCCGATGAAGCAACACTGGTATTAAGAATCCTTACCGCTTGTGCAAGCTGGGCAGGACTCTGGCTTTTTCTTCTAAAGGAAATCAAAGGAGTGAAAGTTTCCGAGACTGATTTATTAGTCACGAACTCAGAGGCTATCCTAAGCTGAGGTTTAAAAATTCCATAAGTAGAATATTGTCGTCCACCTATATAAGATTCAAGATCAGGGTCATTTTCGTTATTAAGCTCTGCTGTTATATAAAGATTAGGTTGTTCAACAGAAACTTTTTTACTTGGCGAGAATCTATGAACCTCCTCCATGTAGTCCCTTATCTCGGGGTCGGAGCTTTTTACTTGAATACTAAATTCAACCGCACTATATCCATACCATGCATAGTCGATATGAAAAATAAGGCCTTCTGACAAATCAAGGACCGTCTTTGATCGTCCAGTCCCGTCCATCTTGTCGGTGGTCCAATCTTTTTGTCGTATCTTTTGATCTATAAAATTGTTTCTTGTGAATATGTAAACACCGTCCGAGTCAACTCCAAAACCAAAACCCACTGACTCTTCATAATAACCCCATTGAAAAAAAGAGTTACCTGAGAATGTCTGGTTTGGAAGCCTTACGCCTATCCCTGCCTGGGCCTCGTAACCGGCCAGATATCGCCCCCGCTCGGCCGTCTCTAGCTTCACGCTGCCACCTGTCGGCGCACTAAGCATAAACTCGCCCGATTCAATAGACACGGCACCGCCACCAGTTGAGCTTACTTGATTTCTTAACACCGAAACCGACGGCACGTTTGCTTTAACATTGAAAAGAACTTCTCTTCCAGTTTGCAACGCTTCACCGAACTGAGTAGTTCGCACAGACGACGCGTCTACGTTGACAACACGTCGCCCGTTTTTAATAGCGAACTTATTAAACTCTCTATCTTTAATGGACTCTGAACCAACGGACATTACTTACTAATGCACTCGGCGTAAACCTCGAGCTTACCGGCAGTAAGATCAGCAACACCAACACTCAAAGTCAACGAAGCACCAGCTCCCATTTCCAAGGCAAGCGTTCCGTCTCTTACAATGTCGTTATTAGCATCGAGTGAGCCAAATTGGTCTGCAAAAAATGCATCAACATCTGTCCCATCACCAACAGTAACAGTAGCAGAACCATCACTGGCAAGTGCTTCGATTGATCTTACGATCATGTCAGTAACGATCATGCCTTCTTTTAATCCAACTACATCCGGTCTAAGTGTGATATCACCAATTGCACCACCATCGACGGCAAAATCATATTCAAACCGTACAAGCTGCTTTTCATTTCTTAAAACGCTCATTATTATTCTCCTGTTTTTTCTATTTCTAAATCTATCTTGTCATCATAATACCAAGCAACGTGATCAGACCCATCAAAATAAATATTGATAACCCGATACTGCTTGTTCTCTTTGAACTGTAGCGATCTAAACTTTCGCTGTAGGCCCATCAAAGACGACGCTTTGACGAACCTCGGCGATTTATTTAGATTGCCTATCTCCATTACTAAGCAAGACCTTGTGAAACGACAAGCTTGTTAAGGTTCAATTCCTTGACCCCATAGAGCTGGTCCATAACCCAACGTCGTGACCCTGTCCCGTAAGCGATTGCCTTCTCATCTTCAATGGCCGGAAGTGCGCCAAAACCGTATGCAACTGCTTGTCTATGAGCTAAAAGCATTACATTTTTAGATACGGCATAATCTTTAAGAACTGGAACGCCGTAAAGCTCGCCGATCTGTCCACTTCTTACGATGTCAATATTTGACTTGGAAGCATCAACAAAACCATCGATCTTTAAAAGTGAGGCGTAAGCACCAATACCAACTGAAAAAGTCCTCTCTTCCATTGGCATGAAGACCTCGTCAGCGCGCTCGATAAGATTAACAACGCCGTCTTGTGTAATACCATCGCTTAATTTGTTGGCACCCGGAATTCCTGCAACAAGAGCAGCGTAAATGTCGTCACCAAAAGATGCACCGTGAGCGTCTGTTGCTTCGTTAATGGCCTGTTGTAAGATTTGAACCTTAGCGCGAGACTGGTCAAACTTCTTAATAAGCCACTGAATGTGTGCTTCCTCTGAAAGCTCTAGCTCGTCTAATGCAAACTGCGCTTCTTGGTCATCACCTTTTTGTGAACCTGAAAGTTTTTGAACATTAAATTGGTTTGTCCAGCGCGGGAAAGAGATTGACTTATCACCGGGCAGCGCAAAGCTTGTAACGTCCATGAACGCGCTTGCTAGGTTTGATTTTTTTCTTAATCTGGCCTGAACCATCTCGGCAATTGAAGCTTGTCCTGTTGAGGCCGCGCTTGAAGTTTGTTCAACTGGCATATCTTTTTCTCCTGTTTCTTAAGCGTTATTTGCTTAAATTGTTAACATATTCCTCTAGTAATTCTGATTCTGTTTTTTGTTGTTGTTGTTGCGAAGGGATATCTCTCGTCGGAGCAATATCTTTTGTCGTAACAGAGACCTTTTCAAACAACTCAGGATACTCGCCCTTAATCCTATCAATGACAGGAGACATAGAATCCCTTGAGACTTTGAATGAATCATCAATTTGAATCATCTCTTTCTCTTCACGCTCTAGTAAACGAAGGATAACCTCAGGCCTTTTACAACCATTTTCTAGCGCTGCTCTCGATAGTTCTTGATCAATAACCCGAAATCTAAATCGGTCAACTTGATCTTTCTTATCTTTCTCAGCATTTTCAAGGCGCTCTTTTAGAGTTTTATTAATGTCTTGATACTTGCCTTGAGACTCAAGTCGCTCCTGTTCGATCTTATCGAGACGGTTCGCGAACTCTTCTCTCTTTTCTTTCTCAGACTTAAGCTTCCCTAAAAGCTCTCTGTTCTTTCGTTCCAATGCGTCAATGTTGTTTGGTTTTGCTTCGGGCTTAGTCGTGGACTCGTCCGTTTGCTCCGTGGGAGCTTTTGTCTCTTCTGTCATTAGAATAACCTCCATTTACGATTTGTGTCAACTGCGAAGCAGTCTTCTTATTTGCCTTTTGGCAATTGTTTTTATTTTTTCGATTGTTTTGTCGTCTATGCCTAGAAAGTAGAAACCTTTTTTCTCAAGATAACCAATGATTTCATCATTACTAGGAGTGTTTTTCACTTTCCCTTTCAAGGTTCTATATGCGCGCCGCTTCCTTCCGCTCGCCGACACAACCACTCTTCCCTTTTTTACATCGTAAGCGATCGAGTCAATAAGCTGCCCACTAAAAGAAAGGTTTGACCTTCCTGACTTATACACCTGGGTCGTGGGATTGAACTTGGCGTAATATTTTCTTGCTTTAATTGTTGACTTTTCAAGGCTAGGCAAGCTCTCTCTCTTGTTGTTTTTTATATCGTTTAACTGAGAAGTCCTAAACCCCTTTCCTGTCCTGGTGTTTCGCTTTATATCTTTTACTATTTGCTCGCCAACATCATCAAGAAGCTTTCTCCCTTGAAGAGCGCCTTTTACCTCGGCTATCTTTTTAGCAATCGTGGATTCAAGAATCTTTTTATTGATCTTAACTTTCGCCATCAATACGCTCCAACAACTCAAGCAGAGAAACCGTTGACGCCGTAGGGCCTGAGCCTAGTTCCTCTCTTCTTTCTATGTCGCTTTTAAAATCATTCACGATTGATCGGTATACTTCATCAGGCAAATCCAGGAATGGTCTGCGCGGGACCGTGTCACCAGTGTGATGGTTGTAGGCCTTATCTCTTTGAAGTGTGTCGCTAAAACCAATGGTTATTTTATCAGGACTCGCTTCAAGAATATCTATATCTGCAAGCATGTCACCTGTAAGCTCTAAGTTTGGATTGGTTCGAGACTTTCCCGCCGCCATAAAGTCAAGGGTATCGGCATACTCTTCTGAATAGTTTTGATAACGCTTATCATCTGAACCGACATTACTTTCCGTGCGCTCAAGTATACGATCAATGATCTCCTGACCAAACGCCAAGGCAATATCCTCTGGGACTTCACCACCAAAAGCACTAATTAAATCAATGTCCAGAGAGAAATTACCTCGGGATCGATTGAGTCTCTTCGTCATCTATGTCCTTAATTCGATCCTGTGCTTGAGTCCTTGTCAGACCTTCAATCTCCATGATCGCATCTGTTCTTGTTGCCAGGCCAATATCAATACGCTCTTGCCAATACTTAACTTTCTCTTGTCTGGTTTGAACCATTTGTGGTTCTGCAAACTTAACGCTAATCTTTGCGTCTTCCGGTATAAACACTCTAAACTCTTCATTAAGTTGATCAGGAGTATTGTTAATCCAGGCTTTTATTATCTCGAAAAAGTCCTCTTCAACTCTTTCATATAAATCAAAATCATCTTTGGTCGCCTCGAACTGATCTATCATCGCAAGCATGCGTTCAAGGGCGCTATTAAAATCTTTTGAACCATCTGTCGCTATCTCTTTGGGGTCAAGCCCTCGACTAGATATGAAATTCATGAGCATCGTTTCTAAAAGGCTTAAAGATGCGGCTATATCTGGTGACGGCGAAACAAATTGAAAATCAATATCACCGGCACTGGTCCCTTCATCTGGATTCGTTTTTAAGTGCAATAAAAGGTTTGGACCTAGCCGCGTACTTTGTGGGATTAATCCTTCAGGCCCTTTTATCACGCCGATTGAATATCCTTGCATGCGTGAGATATGCCATACATCGGACATTGTGGCGTTGTACTGAGTCGAGAAATCTGTTACTGCCATGCCTGAGCGAATGAAATACTCAAGGTCTTTATCCATTGAGATATCAATAATAGGAATGATTCCGGGGATAGGGCTTTCAACGTCTTCTGGTCTAGGATTCTCGATGGGTTGCCTTGTTGCCGGGTCAATGATCTCGCCCCGCCCGTTAAAAACAAAGTTATATTCTTTGTCCCAATAGGTGTAATACTCCAAGCTTTTCTTATAGTCGTCCTTGTCTGCGACCTTTAAGTTAATATCCGAACCGCCCTGGGTGCCTGTCTGCGAGCGCCCACCAAAGCCCGTTGCGCTTTGAAACTTTTGATATGTCAAATACCTGTTCTTATCAAAGGCCGAAACTATATACCCCGCCGCTTGCTCTGGGTCTCGGGCATCTGGAATAGCATCGATCTGATGAGAATAAAGAGCGCGTACTTTAATCTTTCCATTCACGGGAACTATCATCAAGTGTGACTGGTCCTGGAGTTTATATTTCTGATTAGACTTCTTAAGCTTTACATTCGCCCTGATCTTTTTATATAAAACTTGAATCGCCTCTTCTTGCTCATCTGACATCTCTTGATTAGCAAAAAATCTCCTGACGGGTTCGTCTTTGTATATTGAAGCCTCTTGCTTAACGATACGTCGCAAAAAGTTTATAAATGAAACGATAGGCATTTCATTAACAGTCTCTTCACTAAAATGCCGCCGCAATTCCTCTCTGACATATTGAAACAAGCGATCGCTAAAGATTTCAGATTGCTTAAGAGACTCCGCTTTTCTATCTCTGTTCTCTTCTGAATTTATGTCGTTTAGTATTTGTCTACGATAACTTATATTTAACATGTCCATTACATATACCTTCTTACGCTTGATGGTTTAGTGATATTTCTTTCCGGTAACTGAAATTCAAAGTCGCATAAATAGTCTATACCATCGGAAAAGTGTGTCAATTCATGGTTTTTCTTTGATTTGCCAAAGTCTGTTTTATCTTGCCTGACTGATTTAAAATCTCGCCTGACAAGTTTGCACTTGGGGTTTATAATAATCTTTTGCTTTGAGAGTAGTCCATTCATTAATAGTTGCCGTTTTCTCATGCCTTGGTTGTGAGACTTAAACCTGACGTCAAGTCCTGGCATACCTTCGGCGTGCGCCCTAAGGATTGCAACATCCGATTGCATATTCTTGAGTCCGGTTGTTGACCTATTCTTTCCCGCCGCGTCACACGTTATCAACATCTGCTCAGGTTTATATCTAGCGAGCAGCGCCTTTTTCATATCCCGAGTATCAGAGTCGCCCTTTAGTTCCAGCTCATCAAATATCTTAATTACTTTATTTTCCTCCCCGCCTTCTTTGTGTGCAAAAGATGCCGACATTTTTCCCACATTGAAATCAAGGTTCACCAGGACAAGCTTGCTTGGATTGTATATGGCGTCCGAGCTGACATTGCTTGAGTCATCGTATGCATAATAAAAATAATCGCTGCCAAGCCTCACGATCTGACCAGAAGCAAAAACTCTCAACTGCTGTTCGTCTAGCAAACCCTCAAGCTGCTTTCTATATCCTTCATCAACAAACTTATTTTCACTCGTGTCTGAGTAAACGATTCTAAAATTATTAGGAGTCTCGTCGTTTATTTTCTCTTGCGCTTCAACAAACTCTTCTAGCCAAAACTCTGCGGCCTCCGGCGTCCCAACCATGACCCTTTGTTTATACTTTGCGCCCTTGACCCGAACCCTTCGAAGCATTTCATTGATACGTTCAAACTTAATAAGGGAAAATTCATTTATTAAACAGTAGGCAAGGTTGGGCCCTGCGATAGGTTGCTCGCCTGTAAAAATGTACAATGGTTTTTTATTCCATGCGAAGCGATATTCTTTGTGAGTGTTATGAAACCAATAGTGCTTATTTTTCTGTAGACCTATATGCTCTTCTAATATCTCTTCAAACAATGGCTTTATATCTTTTCTAAAATCTGCGTAGGTGGGACAAAGAAAGCCGCCGGCATAGCCTGCGTTTAGCGCTGATAACTGAATGGCCTTTCTTACTGCTCCGTGACTCTTGCCACTCCCGAGCCCTGCCGATTGCATAAGGATGTTTGTGGTTGTGTCTGAATAGATTTCACTCTGCCCTGGAAGCATGTCCCAGTTATCTAAATCAATCTCCACGCTGGCCTGATATTTTCACAGTGACAGTCTCTTCGGATTGCACTTCGTTCTTATCTGACTGGCCAAGATATTGTTTACCAAGCCAGATCAGCATAGAAACATTGCCACTCTCAGCGACCTGCATTTGCTTCCTGCGCACCGCGATTCGTCCTCCTTGGCGCTTTTGCTCGTATATAGTCGAGTATGATTGGTCCTCGCCGTAAATCTCTCGGATACGATTATTCAATGTGTCTTTAGTTTGAATCCCAAACCAGCCCATGATTTCTGTTTGCGTGCATTGCATATAAAAAAGCTTTTCCAGTGTTTCTTTGTCAACTTCTTTTCTCGGCATCGCCATCTCTATTCTCCTTGACTTCATCATAAGTCTGTCCATTAGACTCTAGTTTTGCTTTATTTCCGGTGTATTCTTGCCATCTTTTAATAATCACGTCACAAAACTTCTCGTCAAACTCCATGATTACGCAAGGTATATTGTTTTTTTCTGCTGAGATAAGCGTTGAACCGCTGCCCCCAAAGAAGTCTGCTATCAACTTTGGTTCATGCTTAAATCTTTTATTACCTATAAACCAGTCGATAAGCTCAACTGGTTTTTGCGCAGGGTGAACCCTGTTGCGAGCTTTAGACCTCTTAGTAAACATTCTTACCACCGATCTGAAATTCCCCCACGCAAGCTCTGCGTCAGTCTGATCAGAAACGCCATTGTTTTTATTCCAAACAATCCAGTTCTCGCTATCAGGTAAAACGCTTGAATAATAATTCGCGCCCCACCATATCTGCTTTGCTTTAGGATATAGACCTTGAATTAATTGGAAACAGTCTTTTGCCACCTCAGTCGAGTCATCCCCAAGTAGATCGGTTTTATATTTCATTGCCATCACACCGGACTTCGCAACAGCACTCATGCCACATGGCGGGTCTGTGTGGATAAAATCAGGCTCCTGACCATTCAGCAAACGCTCGACATCATCGATCACCGTGCTGTCACCACAAAGTAAACGGTGCTTTCCCAGTATCCATAAATCATTTTTACAGCTTATAGGATTGACAACTTCTGGAACATCGTCTTCATCGCTGCCAGGTTCAAGTTTATCAGCAACTTCAATCTCAAAATCTTTTAATCCCAACATGTCAATATCAAAGTCAGGGCCTAAAGCTGTTATGTCGTTATTGATTTGCGAGAAGTCTAATGTCGCCCAAGTATCTTTGCCGATTGCGTTATCCGAAACCATGAACGCATAAAGCTGCTCGGATGATTCAAATTCTTGATAGATAACGGGAACTTTCTCAGCACCTAATTTCTTTGCTGCCAATAACCTGCCGTGGCCAGCTACAATTAAGTTTGTATCTTTTTGTACGGTTAATGGAATTCTGAAGCCTTGATACTCAATAAGTTTGCAGAGTCTATCAATCTGCTCATCGCTATGATTATGCATGTTTTGTGGATGAGGTTTTAATAAGTCAATAGAAATGACTTCAACCGAATTAGATTTTACTTTCACTTATACCTTCACTCACGTTGTGATTCTGGTTTGCACGTTATGCTTGCTATAATTGTAATGATTTATACAAGATAAGTAAAATATTCACTGACTAATATACTTTGAATGTCTCTAATATGTAAGAAAATTAAGAGATATTCTATATGTTTGAATCTTATAATGTGATTTAGTTGTTTGAGACTCTGCCTTATATATAGAGTTTATGACTACTATTTGAATGTCTCTAATATGTGAGAAGCTTGAGACATATACTATATGTTTGACTCTACTAAATGTGATTAAGTTGTTTGAAATTCTACTTTATATATAGAATTTATAATTACAATTTTTACTGTTTAATGCTTGAGGTATGTAACGTTGAATTGAATACAGTTAATGTTTTATAATTACTTATGCAAAGGTTGAAGACATAGGAATCCTAATCTAGCTGTATATAGCACTTGGCATATATACTTTGAAAAGCTAGTTATCCGCGTACACCTTCAAGTCCAAACTCTCATCCGGTTTCCCGGCTTGTGGTGTAGTCTCTTTCCCTGTCTGCTGGCCGTGTATGTTGGCGTAGGGCGATCGGGTCTACTCCGATTAGGGACCATGCAAAGTGTATCGACATGAGGCCGCAAGCTTGACCACGTCACCTTTTCCCTGGCGCTGGCGACGTGATTGGGGTCTTGTCTCCCCCCTCCAGGGCACATCCCTTTTACATCTATAGCTTCCAAACGTAAACAAGGCTCTTGTCATTTAGAGACTTTTCTTTAAGATAGTTATTATCGGAGTCTCCTTTGGCGCAAAACTTAACACAGACAACTCTTGTAAAATCTAAAGAGCTTAACAAGAGACCAAACATCGTCTTAAAGATTGATGGGATTGATAGGATATTCGGTGCATTAGATATTGAAACATCGGCCTTGTACGGCCAAGAAGGGTTGACCTATGGAAAGCCTACTCTGGTTTACGGTGGTGCAACAATTGACCCAAACAGTCGTGACTATATTTCACTTCAAGGTTCCAGTACTAAAATCACTCAGCAATTAAAGCAAGACAGAGGTGCGATATCATCAGTTACGACAATTAATATCAAGCTTGTCGATGTTGGCGAAGAGTTGTCCGAGTTATTCGCCCCAGGTTTTATACTTGAGGACTTGCTTTCGGCGAGTGCAACGGTTTACTTTATGTTTGACGCGACACGTTTCCCAGATGATGCTGTGGTCTTGCTCCAAGGTCTTATCACTAAAATCAGTGCCGATGCTGCTAGCTTCACTCTAAAAATCTCTCATCCTGAACAACTTAAAAGACAACAGCTTTTTACAGAGGAAACAAGGGAGCTTAGCGGTTCCATTAACAACAGCGTAACAACTATCACGCTTGATGATACAACTGACTACGTGGTGCCTGTGAGCGACTTTCAGACTTATGTCCTAATTGGTGATGAGTTACTAGAGTATACTGCCATTAGTGGCAATGATTTGACCGTGATCAGAGGACAACTAAACACTGTTGCCGAGGCGCATAGCAACGAGGACGAGGTTGGAAGGTTTTACCGGTTGAAAGGTAAAGCGATTGATATATCTTTAAAGCTGATGCTATCGACGCCAGGCGAAACTTACTATTATATAAACGAATTTGAAGCAACAAACTTTACAAGTGTACGCTTCAAGGCCTTGAGACTTGGCAGTGAATTCGGTGTTACGGCCGGAGACTTTATTGATATATTCGATGGTGAGACTTTCCTAGTAGAAAAAACGATAAATCGTGTCGTGGAAGACGAGCAAGGCACGCTGCTTTTCTTTACACATACGCTTGTAAACGCAACTTATACTGCAAAAATAAAATCAAGATATAACGTATGGCCTATTGGTCTATCCATGAAGCCGGAGCAAGTGGATATTGAGGAGCACGAGAGAATTCTTGGCCTCTTCAATGCCCGCTTTCCTGACATGGATATCTATGTAAAAGAGCAGGTTGAAGGCAAAGAGTTTATTTCTAAGCGGCTTATGTTTCCAAACGGGCTCTATGTCATACCCCGAAAAGGTCGCGTCTCGATAGGCATTACGGTGCCACCTCTGGCCGACTTCCAAACGCAGGTGCTTGACGAGAAGTCTATTCTAAACCCAGACAAGCTCACTATTGTGCGCTCAGTAAATGAGAACTTTTATAACTCTGTTGTTTATAAGTTTAATCAAGACTCTCTTGAAGATGATTTCTTGAATAAACTGGCAGTTTTTTCCGCTTCAAGTTTGAAAAGAATCAATGCTTTAAAAAATAATCCTTTAATAATTGAAGCCGATGGTTTTAGGTCTGAGTCACGGACACAGATACTTAATCAGGCCAATGCTTTTTTACGGCGCTTTAAGTTTGCTGCCGATTTTGTAAGTGGTGTAGAGCTTGATTTAAGAACTGGCTTTAATATAGATGTCGGAGACCGTGCCATCTTTGGTTCACCTGCGCTTAAAATCTATGATTCTAAAAAAGGCTCCAGAAATTTTTCACCTCGGGTTATGGAGGTTGTAAATAAATCTTTTTCTTTCCAAGGGCGCGTTACCGTTGACCTGCTGGATACAAATTTTACGATAGCAAGATACGGCGTGATATCGCCTTCATCAGAGGTCGAGTCTCTTGAGAGCGGTGCATTAACGTTAAAACCTTCATTCACTACTATCGTTTCACTTGGCGAGGCGCAAAAGTGGGAGCGCTATGTCGGTGAGTTTGTAAAAATATACAACTCTGATTTTAGCGTTGTTGGCGTGGCAAGTATTAACGGAGTTGTTGACTCAAACCCAAACCAATTAAGAATCTCTGATCCTGGAATTACTGTTGTTGATGGTATGAAAATGTCTATCGCAAACTATTCAGACGCTGGGAATTTCTCAAAGGCGCTGCATTGTTTTTGGAATCCGAGTGTTGCAGTCAGCTCGGGCGCTAGTGGACTAGAGTTTGACGTTGCGGATGCAAGCAAGTTATTTATTGGTTCCACTGTTCGCGTCAATAATGCTGACTACACAAACGAGTCGCCCGGCGTTCTTATTGAGGCGATAGACGGTCTGACTGTTACAGTGGATAGCGACTTAGGCTTTACACCTGCGAACGGTGACAAGCTTAAATTGATAGGTTTTAAAAGCGATAAAGGGCTGCCTTATAGAATATTATAAAACACGAGGTTACAATGACAGATGTTACAGGCATTAGGCGAATATTACAGATAGAAGAAGTTGACTCCGAGTCTGGTCTGAGTGAAGACTTGTTTTTTAAGGTTGGTGAAACCACAAACTTCATTGCCACCAAGCAATATGATACGCACGCTTGGCATCTTAACAGGCTTTATAAAAGAGGTGTTGGTGTTGAGGGTCGCGATGGTATATTCCCAGTTCTCTTTGACATGGAGATTGTCGGAATAACTTTGTGGAATCGAAAAACGGGAAGCGCTGGCACGACGACTCTTGACGTGCAATGGCTTTCAGCTTCAGGCTCAACTGAAGGCAGTATCTTTTCAACTAAACCTGCCTTCAATATTAATGTCGGTAATCAAGCATATTTAATAAAAGACGTGTTGAATGATACGGTGGTTGCCGGCCCCGCGTCCGGTTCAACGACTCCAATACTTTCCAAGACAAATTTTGATGCAGGCGATGCGATGAAGCTAGTTATTGACAGTGCAATGACCGGTGCTGAAGACTGTTCTCTTTTAATCCACTTTCGACCGAGGTAATTATGACATTTAATCAAGCAGAAGTAATTAACACCGTTAACATTAACTTTGCTCAAGGCGGCCCCAGCGGAACGGAGAGATATCAAGTCCCCTCCGGGCGATACGCGGTCATCGTTATAAACGAGGCATCGGCTACCGGTACGAGCGCGGAAGTAAGCATCGGGAACAGGTTTGGAAAGCAAGGCCCGTATGTGTTCAGTGAAGAAATGAGCTATAATACTTTCATTCTAGATGCTGGCGAGCAGATAAACGCAGTAAGCTCCGGCGATGCGGCGTATATATCTGGTTTCGTGCTTGAGTATAACCAAGTTTAGAGCGTTTTTTACAGCAAGGACACGCCGTCATCTTGTTATTTGGCGGCGTTTATCCTTCCTTTTCTCCGCATGTCACTAAAGTGATATGACTTTTTTTCAATATCAAAAGTTTCGGGCTTTACAACATTTCAAAACGTGGTATGTTTCAGATGCCTGACAAGCCTAATTAAATATTCTAGTGGTTGCGATAGCCACATGCTTAGTCCCTTCTGGGTGGTGTTCTTGTCAGGCCACTATCCAGGAGGGACTTTTGATTATTCGTTGCCATAAATGCAAAAACGAGTTTGAAGCAGTTTGCGAGTGCATCTCGGAATATAGATGCCCTTTTTGTTATAAAGCTGAAGCTCGAAACGTAGACAAATTTTTAAAGGAGTTTGATCATGTCCGTGAAAAAAAGTTTAAGCAAGATTCAAAGAAGTCTTAAAGTCCCTAAGACTGAGATCAATGCGTTTGGTAAGTACAAATTTAGAAAAGCTGAGCAGATACTTGAAGCGGTTAAACCTCTTTTGGGTGAGAATGAATCCATTACAATCAATGATGACATTGTCTTGATCGGTGATCGTTACTATGTGAAGGCAACAGCTTTACTGAATGTAGGTGATGAGTCTATTGCTTCGGTTGCGTTTGCCAGAGAGTCTTTAGACAAAAAAGGAATGGACTCGGCACAAGTTACAGGCGCTACAAGCTCCTATGCTCGAAAGTATGCGCTGAACGGCTTGCTAGCAATTGACGACACAAAAGACCCAGATGAAACCAATAACCACGACGATCAATCATCTCAGAGTCAAGAACCAAGGCCTTCGCAAAAACAAATGGACTTAATAAATATGCTGAACAAAAGAGTCAAAAACCCGCGGCCAAGTGAAAAGATTAACTCTATCCAGACCTCAAAACAAGCCAGTGGTGTTATTGAAGTTTTGAAAGCAGAGCTTGGCGAGTGAGAGATATAACTATTCGCGCGGTCATTGAGCGTGCAGAAATAAAAACGGGACGCGAGGAGAAGAGTACCGTTTCGTTTAAAGACATTGACGAATTTCTCGACAATATTCTTGAAGGACCAGAGCAGCGTTATATTCTTGACTGGGTCTTGAATAATTTTAAGCAGCACGGAATAACATACGATTCCCGGCTTGACGAAACTGTCAGTCAAGAAAGTTAATTCGTCAATTTGAAAGAGGGTTGGAGTAATGCGAGATAATGCGATGAAGATTCACCTAGTAAAAAAGGACAAGCTCTATTTTTGCGGCAAGGCAAGATACTGGAATTTTCAAGATACCAAGAGTCCTTTCGAGGTGACTTGTGCTATGTGCGCCAGTGCGTATGCAGCACACACAGGCCAAGCGCAAAAACCTAAGAACACAAAAAATAGATATAGTGACCACGTTGAAAACCACTGGACATTCAGAGAGCGAGTCGAGGAGCTTAAAAAAGAAGTTGTCGCGCTAAAAACGGAGCGAGACGTTCTGAAGCGCAGACTGTACATGAAAAGGAGAAAGACTAGGTAACTATCCCTTGACAACAAGTAAAAATAGTGCTATGCTGGTTATAGACGCAAACAACAACTAGGAGGCACCAGATGCATTTTAAAAACGGAAAAATGGTTTACTACTCAAACGTGGTTATGGATAGATTTAGCGAGTTTAAGAATGAACACAAGCACAATGAGAATTTTGTGAGTTTTGCAATATCGTGTAGCGACATGAATTCTATTGATGATCTATTGGAATGTACTAAACATACAAAACAAGCTGATATGGAGCAATGGAAAATAAGCGAAAGACAGTGGCGTGAAGCCATGGACGCTGCTCTAAATGGCAAATTATATAGTCTTGTGTCAGACTTTATTCAGGACGTTAATTTCAATCGTGGTCTCTTGAGTGAAGGACTAGACAAACTTATTTCTGAGTTACTTGGGCTTGACTTAGAATTTACGAGTCGCGATAGCGATTTTGAAGACCTTCCGCGCCGGATCACAGACGCCATTCCAACCTCCGATTTTTCGGCCGCGGCGGACTACTATAGACAGCATTTCAGAATTGAACCCGCCGGTATTTATTTTGAGGACGATGAAAATGGAATCTTTAGAATTGATGATGCTGCGATTAGTGAAGTTATTGCAAAATTCATGGAAGATGATGAATAGTAACTAGACTAAAAAAAATCACAACAAAGAGGTGATGAAATGAAAAAACAAACTTATAAATTTAGAGCAGAATGTATTAATGATGTATTACAATTTATGGAAAAAGCAAAGTTTCACTATGATGTGAAAATAGTAAGAAAAGGTGCATTTCCAGATGTTGTTGTTGAATTGGCCACAAGAGAGCCTCTAAACTCTATAACCACCATATTCAAGGAAATTCCCGATAGTCATGTAGTGCTTGAAACAATTCAACCAAAAAAATTGTATACAGGCGAAAGAGGGTAATGTGAAAAAACTTAAACAAGCACAAGTTTTTACCCCATCCAAAATCACCAATCAAATGATTGATATGCTTGACCAATCTGCCTTGTCAGACCATGAGACATTTTTCTTTGAACCAACTTGCGGTGACGGTGAAATGCTTTTAGTTATAGTTGAACGAATTTTTAACGAGTTAGAAAAAAAATACGGAGATAAAGAACAAGCATTAGCAGACACGTTATTCAAATTTTATGCAATAGAGTTAGATATAGAATTAATTCCCAAAGCAAGACAGAAAATTTACGACTGGGCAGCTTCCAAGATTGAAAGAGATTTAACAAGTCTTGAAATGTATTTGATAGCACGTTCATTGCAACAAAGTATTGAAAACAGAGACTTTTTTGAAGTAGTGGGGCACCCAATAGACGCACCAAATGGGGCGAAGGCTATCAGTAGAAAACTAAAGGGGAAAAGATGAAATATACAATTAAAAACCTAAAAGCTGATTTTCCCAACGATGATGCGTGTTTAGACTTCATTTTCAAAAACCGCTGGCCCAAAGGCTTAACTTGCCCTAATTGTGAGAGTAAAGATTTTTACCGTGTAAGAGGGAGAAAATCATACGCTTGTAAATGCGGTTATCAGGTATCACCAACGGAGGGTACGATATTTCATAAATCAAGTACGTTGTTAACACTTTGGTTTCACGCTATTTTCTTAATGAGTCAAAGTAAAAATGGAGTTGCCGCCAAAGAATTAGAGCGACAACTAGGTGTAACTTATAAATGTGCTTGGCGCATGGCCCGGCAAATAAGATTACTTATGACCGATGATGATGGCCCATTAGGTGACAATGAGATTGTAGAGCTAGGTGAAACCTATGTTGGTGGTAAAGCAAAGGTTAAGAGAGGCCGTGGAGCAGCTAATAAAACACCTGTTTTGATTTTTTCAAAGGTTGCGCAGACTTTTTCAAAAGCTTCATAAAGGAATTTTTCATGAGTCAAATATACAATATTAGAGACAAAATTCAACTTGACACAAGGGTACAGTTACCAAATCGAAAGTAGGGAGTGTATAAAATGAGAAAAAACGATTGTCTTAGATGGGCGAAAGCTCTGATAAATGGGAAACATGAAAAACTTAAGGGTAGAATGAGCAATGCCTTGCATCCTGACGAAACGCCTACAGCTATGTGTTGCTTAGGCGTGGCGAATGAGGAATTTAAGGTTGAGGGATACAAAAGAGATAGGGTGGAAGGAGCGGCCGGAATTCTTTGGGAGGTGGGAATCCTAGGCAACCTTAACCCTCAAATTTTTGGAGAATGTGCCTCGTTCATCAACGACGGGCCATCGGCAAGTACAGCAGGGATAAACAAAGGCGGCCTTACCCATGAACAAATTGGCATACTGCTTCTGTTTGCGATTGAGTCGGGCGAGTATAAAAATATTTAAAGGGAGAAAAGAAATGAGAATTTTGAGAAATAATGAGACGGCAGAAAATCGGGGTAGCTCCATGTCAGAAAATCGGGATAATTCTAGTTTAAAAAACTACGATAATTCTAGTTCAATCAATTTCGATAATTCTAGATCAGAGAACCGGAACAACTCTAGTTCAGTGAATTTGGATGATTCCAGCTCAGAGAATTTCGATAACAGTATTTCGAGTTGTTACGACTCTTCTAGAACTAAAGGCTTCATGGCATCTGTAGTCCGCGTCTATTCGTCACTTGTTGAAGTCGATGCGTATGATAATTGCACTGTATATTGCCACGTAGAACCTAAGCGCCTGACTATCCATGGTGACAACGTGAACGTAGTCAGACGCGAGGAAATAGCAACGCCTAGCTTTGACGACTGGTTATCTCGCGGGTACGTAATTGCTGACGGCATTTGCTTGAAACCAGTTTCATCAAAAACTCAAGGACATGTTGATGTTTATAAGTGCAAGGACTTTAGCAACAAGATTTCTTATGTCGCCCGGAGTGGAGATAAATTTTCACATGGCGAAACAATAGAAAAATCTATAAGTGACTTGAGATACAAGATATCAAGTCGTGACGCTAGTCGATTCAGCTCGTGGAAAATTGACGATATTAAGTCTATAGAAGAGTTGATCGAAGCCTATCGAGTCATCACGGGTGCTTGCGAAGCTGGTGTTAAGATGTTCCTTGAGAGCAAAAATCTTAGCAACGATAAAATGAGTGTGCAAGAAGCTATTACGCTCACCAAGAATCAACACGGACACGAGAGTTTTAAGAATTTTTTTACCGGAGAAAAATAATGAATGCATTTACAGGAAAAGTTACTA